AATATCTGCAGGTGATAGTGAAGACGCTACTACAGGTATAAATGGTGAGTTTGCAGATGATACAGATTATATAATATCTTTTAATCCTGCTGTATCTGAAACAAAATTTATAATTCAAACTGATACTGACTTTAAAAACCAAGCAGTAACTGCTGCAGGGGGTTCAGGAAACAGTGCATCTGCTTTTCAGGGTGATGTTGTAAGAATAGGGACAGCTAAAAAAAGTAGCAATGATGATGGTGAATCATCCTTTCAATTAACTCATGCAGAACTACCGGGTAGTAATTTTAAATTTGATAAAGATTCAATATCTGCTAAAACAATAACTGCTAATGAAATAAAAGCCAATTCAATCACAGCAGCTGAGATAGCTGCTAATACAATTACAGCGAGTCAAATAGAAGCTGGTACAATAACAGCTACTGAATTAGCTTCAGGAGCAGTAACAGTTGGTGGAAGTAGTGCTACTAGTGGAGCTAGATTTGTAGTTACACATCCAAATGCAAACCCATCAGGAGCTGGAACAGATTTCTTTAGGGCGTATGATGGTAGTAATTCAAGCAGTAATGCTTCGGGATTCTGGTTTAACTTAGATTCACACAATCAATCTTTACAGATAGCAGACGGAGCAGCTAGTCCTACTGTCATAGTTGAAATAGATAAAGGCGGTATAGATATAAAAGATGGAAGTGAATCTACATCATTTTTAAATTTCTTTAAGAGTAGCACTAATATTATGAAAATGTTTGCAGCATCAACTACACATAATAGTTCAACAGTAAACTTTCAAATGTTTTTTCCTACTAATAATGCTGTGTTACAAGTGGGAAGCGGAGGTGCTTTTGTACTACAACCCCATGTTTCAAACACTGATACATCATTAGGCACTGCTAGTAAAGGGTGGAATAAGTTTTATACTGCTAACATATATAGTACAGAAACAAACCTACAGATTAATGCACCTTTAAATCTTACAGGTGCAGATGGCACAGCTAGAAGCCTTATAACGAGTGCTGGCAATCTTACAATTGATGCACAGGGTAGTAATGATGATATTATATTCAAAGGTACTTCAGGTGCATCCGATGTAACCATGCTTACTCTTGACGCTAGTACAGGAGGAAATGCTACATTTAACAAATCAATATATTTAGGTGATGTTGATACTGCAACTGCTGATGCATACGGTATATTTAGATTTACAGCAGACCCAGCTGGGGGAAGTAATGATGTATTAGCCTTTAATGCAGGGCAAACCAATGCTACACCGGCAAGTACAACTAATGATTCAGCATTTTGGACTATGTGGACTCAAGCTCCTGATTCAAATACAAGTAGATTACATTTTGAACCTATAGATGACTTTAGCACAGCAGATGGACATGCTCATAACTTTGCTTATATTGGATATAATAATCCATTAGTTGCTGTTAATTCTTTTTATCACTATTCTGGAGGAGGTTCTGCTAGTAATCCAACACACTCTTTCTATGGTGACTCTGATACAGGAATGTATAATATTTCTGCAGATAGATTAGGGTTTGCTACTGGTGGTACACAAAGAACCACTATAGATAGTAGTGGTACAACACTTAATACCATATCGTCAGGAACTGAGGCTTTTAATATATTCGTAACTTCTGCAGGACTAATAAAATTTGTATCATCATCTGAAAGATATAAGAAAGATATTGTTAGTTTAACTACCCCATCTGAAAAAATATACGATTTAGAACCAGTTAACTTTACTTGGAAAGAAACAGGTGAAAAAGATTTTGGACTTATTGCAGAAAAAGTGCACGAACTTATTCCAGAATTAGCTGTGTTAAAAGATGGAAGACCTGAGTCAGTAAAATACTCAATGTTATCTGTGTTATTATTAAATGAAGTACAAAAATTAAAGAAAGAAATAGAAGAATTAAAGGAGAACAAGTAATGCCAGACATAACAATTTCACTTACCGATGCTCAATGGACAAGAGTTGTAGCAGCATCTACTTACATAGCAGGAGTAGATGGAGGCACTGTTACAACAGACTATTTGTCAACTAGGTGGAAAGAACAACTTAGCGAATGGGTAAAAGCATATGAGCATGAACAGGCAACAGTTAATGACTTCTAATGAAAGCCAAAAACAAGATAGTAAGGTTGCGTAATAAGTACCCTTTAATGTCTTCAGCGGAAATTAGTAGGAAAGTAGGGGTCAGTCGTGTCTATGTTCATAATATTTTAAAGCAAAATGACCTACAAACTAAGGTTCCAAAACCCCAAAAGGTGGTATACTGTAAAGAGTGTGGGGAGATAACCACCGATAAAGGTAGAATACACAAAGGAGAATGTACTTTTAACTCAAGATTCATGAGATTGACATGTTCTTGGTGCAAAATACCTTTTTATAGAAGAAAAACTATAGTAAAAGTAAGGATAAAGAATAAATTAAAGAATATTTATTGTTCATACAAGTGTTATGCCGAATATAGACGATACAATGCAAATAAACGATGAGTTAATTGAAAAATGGGAGCCTAAAATCTATAAAATGTTGCAAAATGCATACATTGAGGGGTGGGAGAAGGAAGATTTAGTCCAAGAACTTAGATTAACAGTAATTAGGGCGGCAAAAAAGTATAATCCAAATAAAAATGCGTCATTTCACACTTATTTACACACTGCAATGGTAAATACCTTAAGAACTTTACATACAAAGTCTACTAAAAAGGTACAGACAGTTAGCATGGATAGAAATAACTCATCTGGTCACGCAGATAACGATGATTTTACATTAAAAGATTTATTACCTAGTGAAGACAATCATATAGATGAAATTAGGTTAGACCATTTTTTAAATTCTTTAGGCTTAGAAAAAAGTGAAAAAGAGTTCTTGACAATGAAGTATAAAAATTATACTATGGAACGCATACAAGATAATTTGACTGATACTTCGATATATAAAGTCAAGAAATCTTTAAGAAATAAGTATAAAGAAGGAGAATAGTTGGAAAATTTTAATTTCATAGAGTCGGGACTCATATTTGGATTATGTGAGTCAAATAATTACAAAGCTTTTACGCATCCTGTAAAAGACTTTGCTAATCATGGAGAAGCATACAAATTTATTCAAGAGCATTTAGATGAATACAAAGAGTTTCCTAAGTGTGAAGTATTATTAGAAAAGTTTCCTCAGTTATCAAAGGATGCAAAAGATATAAACTTTCAATATGCATTAGGTGAATTTAAGAAACATGTAATGTACAGGAATATTATCTCCGCCTTCTCTGAACAGAAGCCTATACTGAGGGAAGACCCGAAGAAAGCTTTATCATTAATTATGGATGGCTTACATGATGTAGAGATATTACATGATGCTGATGTAGTTCAGTATGATTCAGGTGAGTTGGATAGATTTGAAGAGTGGAAAGAGAAAAATGCAAAAAGAGAGTTAGGCGATGGCATGATTGGTATCCCTACTCCGTTTAATGTTATAAACTCAACAGGTATGGGATGGCAACCGGGAGACTTAATTACTGCATATGCTAGACCGACTGTAGGTAAGACTTGGTTATGTTGTAAGATAGCAGCAATAGCAGTAGAGAAAGGATTTAAGACATTATTAGTATCTACAGAAATGACTAGAGCCTCTATAAATCTAAGGATGGATGTTATACTAGGTCATATGAGAGGTTTTAATCTATCACATTCTGCTATACGAAACGGTAATGAAATAGATGAGAGTGAATATAAAAGGTTTCTAACCGAGACTGATTCTAAAAATCTATTAATATGTGACCATATTAGTGGGGAGGATAGTATATCTCTACCTAGTATAAATAACTTAGTTAGGAAATACTCTCCTGACTTATTAGTAATAGATGGTGTATACTTAATATCTCAAGATAGTAATAAAGCTGCGTGGGAGCAATCACACTCATTGTTTTATGGATTAAAGAATTTAGCACTATCTACTAACACGGCGATAATGGCATCAACTCAAGCTACTAGAGATGCGGCTGACATGTATGTGCCACCTGCTCCTAGTCAGGTAGCGTTTGGGGATGCATTGATTAGGGCATCAGATGTGGCGGTATCTATGTCAATGATGAAAGATGATTTAGATATGCCTATATCAGATAAAAGACAAATACAATTTCAAAAATATAGAGATGGAGATTTAG